AAACATCCAATGTTTTAAACTTTGCCATAGTGTCGCTATAATCAAAGTTTTTTAACTGTTCTTGGGTTAAAAATGACTCGCTTACCAAATCCTTATACCCTCGGGCACCATCAATACGTATGTTGTTAAAAAAGGTAATCTTATTAACAAAATTATCCTCTGTGATGATTTCCTCTAACTCGGTCGCACCAACTTTAGTTGCGTCAAACCAATCTAAGACCCTGTAGCCTTTGAGTTTTGTGTCATACTTGTGCTCCAATCCAGATACATTCATTACATCATATACAAACAACTCGTCATACTTAGCCTTGTAAGTGTTGTTCGTGGTTGTAAAGATTGTTATAAGTTTCTCACCCTCATCCACTCTCAGGCTTTGAATTAAATTTATAAAGGGCTGGTGGGATAAAGTATATAACCGGTGGGACTTATCGGCCCACTCTTGCTCTAAGGTTTTATATTTTGGATTGTCTGTTTTTTCGTATGAGTGTATATTAGGATAAGAACTAATGAGAGCGTGACAATCGTTTTCTAAAGCAAATGTCAGCGCCTCAATAGTTCCTCCTAATACTACTTTGCTCCACTTGAAATCAGCATCCATCAGGCTCTTCTAAAGATTCAAGGTAAGCATCGCGATTCTTACGAATCTTGCGGTGCCATCGCTTAAGTCTCTTCCAGTGGTTTGGCTTCTCGTAGCAGCGACCATTGGGCTTTGGAGACCGAATGGCGTGAACCCAAGCAGCGACCCAGGTTCGCTTGGAGGACCTAAACTTACATCGCTTCTTGACTTTAGGAATTTGCCTAATAATGTGCTGCATCCAAGTAGTGGAAGAAGACTCAGGGTCGGTCCGGACTGTGCCATAAAACCGCTCATACCAAGGCCATTGCTGCAGCAGTCCAATGGCGCGCGGGTACTTCCGCTTTCCTCTAATCTTATAGTCGCCCTTTGCTTTAGGGTTATAACCGCTCTCAGAGCAGGCTGCAGCCAGCAACATTCCACGGAGAGCAGGCGGTGGGCTAAAGTCTTTCTCCACTTCAATCAAAAAATCGATCAAACCAACATCAACTTTATCGGGTCGCCTATTTCTACAGTTGTTGATAGCCATCTCTCTAATCTCACGATAAGTAACAGGACTATCAATCCCCTCAAACACCCATTCATAGTCAAGATCATAAGACTCAGCCAGGTCAGCTACAGGATTGATAAATCCTCGGACCTGAGACATCTTAATTGGGTGTACTGGTTTAACAAAATCATCGCTTGGCGATGAGCCAATCATAATCAGAATGGCTGGTATAATATAATTCACTTTTAATTCTCCTTTTCCTTGAAGGCTTTCACAGCAACTGGCCAGAGTCCTTCAATAATTTTTAACATTCCTTTCGCTAATTCTTGGATTTCCCATTGTGCTCCTTCGTGAATTCGCAAGGATATAAACTTAAGTAGGTTGTTCAAGTTAACTGTGCCATAATATTCGGTATACATATTTTGCGGAAGCACTCCGCGGGCCTGTTCTCGGCACACACCAGACTCCATTAACTTGTTATAAAGTTCTAAACTCTCTCTATGGTGCTCACGAACTTTATATGAGGCCAAGACAGATAAGGTCTTAGTCGGCATATGAGGGTCAAACGAAGTATCTGCGTCAGACGCTTGTCTGTTACTTTTGCTTTGTTTGCGGAAAGACTTTGGCTCATAGAACTCAATATTAAAGTCTGTATACCGACGACTAATCTCGTTATATGCCCAGGTCCTATGACGATGATGTTGCGAGCGAACAAACAAAGGCACTTTCATACGAAAGGTGGCAAGGTTATGTTCAAACGTGCTGGTGTGCTTGTGTTTGACCAGATAGTTGATTAGCTTCTCATCTTTAGCATCCAGGCTTTCTTTGTGCTTTGCGAAAGACACACGGGCACTGTTCACAATTGTAAGGTCGGTGCCCATATGATCCACTAACTCAACAAAACCTATTTCGTCATCATATAAATCTACTCTCATTCTTCCTCTCCATAAAAGCCAACAATACAATGCTCGGGCACGATGTGCCGAATCTCGTCATAAAAAGAAACCTCTTCGATCATATGTGTCGGGGCCAATAATTTCATTCCAGGTTGTAGTCTGGAATCAACGTGAGCATGCAACAACTCCACTAACTTATAGGGAGAAGTGTCAACCTCAATGTCATCTGGGATGAGAACTGTGCTCTCTTCCTTCTGGACATTACTAATCGGCTCAACGACCAAGTATTTATTTAGTGGATAAAGCATTTTAAACTCCTGTAATATTATTATTCAACTTGTTAAAGTATTCGGAGAACTGATTAATATCATCTCCCTTCTTAAGCATACGATAAGCTCGCACAGCTTGACGCATTTCTTCCTTTGTGAGCCAACCATTTTGAGCATAATTATTTCTCAAATCTCGTTTATGCTCCTTAAAAGGCTCCATTTCTTCTTCAACGGCTTGAAGTGCTTTAATATATTCAACGACGTAATCTTCTTTAGTAGGCTCGCTCATAATAGTTCCTCCTGGTGAGCACCTACATTATAATCACAATCAATAGTAAATCAAGTCAAAAGTTCCATCGTGGTTTTCAACAACCGCTGATTTGGATTTCACCCAATCTCCGTCGTTCATATATGTTATATCGCCTATCTGTCTAATTTCTGGTTTGTGTATGTGCCCGCAAACAATGCCCTTACACTCTCTTCGCTTAACATACTCCACCATTCTCTTCTCATAGTCTGTTAGGAATGGTAGGAGATCTATTCTTAATAACTTCTTTACTGTCTCGGTCAAGCTCCAGCGGGTGACCTTCAATGGTTTAAATAAGAAATTAACCAACATACTAACGTTAAATGCCAGATGATATAGCAGACTGCCGAAGAAACCAAAGAACTTACTTACGGGGCCTGGCTTCACTAATTTGTCAAACATATCTCCGTGAACAACAAGATATTTGTCTCCGTTCGGTGTCTCGTGGATTATCTCATCATAGACCTTCACATCCCCAAATGACAGACCAAAGCCTGTGAAGCCTCGTAGGAAGTCATCGTGGTTGCCTGTTATGTAATAGACGTTTGTGCCTTCTTTTGCGAGGCTTAAAAACTTTTTAATTACTTTAGAGTGTGTCCTCGGCCAGAAATAATTCTTCTTTAGAAGCCAGCCATCAACGATGTCTCCAACAAGATAAAGATTTTCACAGGTGTTCTCCTTCAGAAACTCGTGTAATTCCCGAGCTTTAGACGATATTGTCCCTAAATGGACGTCTGAGATGAAGACAGACCTGTACTTTGCCATCCAAACCACTCCTGGTTGCATAAATAAATAGGGGGTGCGAAATCCTTTTCGCACCTAAATTTAATTAAATTCCCTATTTTTTTACACTACTTCACAAGATCCGCCCGAACAGGCTAATTCGCCTGTCAAGTCTGTGTTGTCTTCCACCTCAATAACCTTGGTAAGATCCACCTCTTCAAGAGACTCTAAAAGCACCTGATAGGTCTCCGGAGAGCAATCTTCAAAGGGAGCCTGTTTATATGTGTGATCAGCGTAAGGCAGGACAGACAAGCCGTTATAGGATTGTCTATTCTCCCACATCCAGTCACCCACATCAGGCCATTCGTCTGGCTTAATAGTGATAGTTGCGGAAACATTATGTGTATTCTGCCCCCTTCCGTGCCCCGGTCGGACCCAATTATCGGTCACCTCTTTAACACGTCGCAGAAGCTGCAAAGCACTTTCACTCCGGGTGATCGCACCTTCTGGTGCTTTCTGGGGGACGGAAATTACAGCCGTGTCGTGTGGCCTGAAGTATTCGTCTTCCACCAATTCGGGGTGATGCAGCATTAAGTGCATATAAATGGACTCATCTTTACCAACTCTCATACGTCTAATATAATGTTCATTATGCCACGCATGAATTCCTGAGCTGGTCCCCAGAGTCAAGGAGGTTGTGCCAGCTGGTTTTACACAAGTCGTTCTTGCTGCTGGCCGGATGTTAATTAGTTCTGCTACTCTCTTGTTTTCTTCCTTTACCGCTTTCGCACCTGCTTTCATATCTAACTCTAAGACTTTGCCAGAGGCAATACCAGTCATAGATACTCCGATAAGTGCGTCCTTCTCTGTGTTTCGTTGCCATACTTCTCGTAGATAGTGAAAGTCTGTATAGCCAGCCTGAAGTGTGGCAATAAACGTGGCTGCTTTACATCTTGCTTCATACTCTTCTTGAGTATTTAAATCGGAGGCGTTGACCTCAACTAAGTTACAGAACTGATAGGGCCGTAGGGCAATCTCACAGCAAGGGTTAGTACCCCAGTCTTTATCATTCGTAAGATAAAATCCTGGCTCACCTGAACCTGATGCTTTGACACGCTCCCAAAGCTCCATAAAATATTCTTTAGTAATTCTGTGTCGCATTAGGACTACTGAATTGTTTGCGCGTCCTCGTTGGGGGTTGGTCTCCCACCAATTGCCAGTCTTTGCCGCCAGCATTTCCTCATCATCGGCACTGAATAGTGATATGAGAGCTGCCCGGCGAATGCCTCCAGCAAGCACAGCGTCAGCGATGTGACAAACAATATCGTGGACCTCAATGGTGGTGAGCTTGTCACCCTGCTCTTTCGCATCCAAGATGCCTTGGATCTTGACAAGACACTCCTTAAGAGGCTGCGGGCCTGGTGCTTTTCCACCGCTCGTGACCAATCTGGATCCTTTAGGTCGGATGTCAGAGTAATCAAATTTCAACCTTTGCCCGCCTTTGAAGTGCGAAGACATCAGGCCCTTGACCGCTTCCGCCCAGCCTTCAATTGAATCTGATACAAGAAATCGCTTCGACCTTTTCTTACTTGGGCCTTTGATTTCTGGGAGTTTCTCCACATGATGGCGCTGTACAGAATATCCCACACCCGTGCCACCAAGCAAGAGAAACATACATTCAGAAAAAGACGCAGGATGATCAATAGGCATATAAGCGCAGTTATAAATCCGGTTAGGAGCCACTTCAATTGGCTTGCCTCCGAACTGCATAGAACGCATCGATGGTAAAACTTTCTTATCATAAACATATTTGTAAGTCTCCTCAATCTCATCTTTGAGAGTTGGATACTTTTTCAAGTGCATTTTTTTATTTCGGCTAACTAGTTCTTCCCAGGTTTCTCGTCTTTCTTTTTCTGGTAAGTATCTCGCGTATTTCATATGTACAGCGATATCTGAAAGAATCTTGTTAGGTAGGTGCATTCTGTTTCTCCTTCATAAATTTTCTATGCATTTTGTATTTCTCTTTTAAGGCTGATGTTAAATCACCAGGATTCATTGCCGGTGTAATTACCGGGGTTTCTACTTGGGCAAGTACTTTTATTTGAACTGCCGAAGTGTCCATAAACATTGGGAATACCAACCCGTCTGGTCCGTTCCTATTTTTGGCGATGAATAATCGGGCGGTATTAGCGTTTTTGTCTTTAATGGTTCTTGAGATAGAACAAATAAAGTCAGCAACAAAACATTTGTTAAAAGCTTCTGATATAGATTCCATTGTAACAACTTCCGCATTTAACCCTGTCCTGTTTGTTTGTGATGCCGTCCAAATCGGGCATTTGTTTTCTTGTGCTACCGCTCTTAGACTTTCATAAATAGACCCCAACTCATCTCTTTTCTCCCTAAAGTTTGTGGTCGACTTGAGCAAATCAGCGTAATCCACTATAATCATATCGATTTTATGGTTACGTTTTTTTAATTTTTGTAGGTGAGTTCTGATTGTATTGGCTGAAGCAGTCTTAGTTGGATACTCTTTAATAATCAAACTTCCTTCTACATCACTGATAGTCTCCAGAACCTCGTCCTTGCGGTGAAACAAGGTGGATAGTGGGATGGCACTAATACAACTATCATATCTTTGGCCCGTGACGGCCTCGGATAGCTCTAATGTATAGTGTACCACATTCTTACCCGCTTTGACGGCGTGAGCGCCCAAGTGGGCCAGGGCCATAGACTTACCAGCACCTGTTGGTGCAATGACCACACCAAGCTCACCCATACCCAGCCCATCCTTGGTTAGACTGTCAATCTTCTCCCATCCAGTTGTGATAGGATTACGAGCTTTAATTTCATATCTGGCCTCAAAGTCTTTTTTGAAATCGTGACCAAAGTTATTATCAGTCCCTAACTTTAAGGCATTGTCAATAAGCGTCCGGACTTCTTCATAAGAAGAATTCTGAATTAAATCAACTGACTGCATCAGGGCTTCTTTGAGTTTCTGCTTCTTACAGAAATCCAAAGACGTATCTTTAATGTATCCTTCATCTTGAACTTCAGTGGATACAATTCTTGTAAAATAGTCTCTTACTTGTTTTTGAACGCCAGCATTGTGATTTTCTAAGTCCGTCCTCAAAACAGAGGCAAGTATCTTCATTGTCGGGTGAACGCCATATTTCTTGCGATATTGGAACAATTTTGATACGAATACGCGAAGATACTTTAACTCAAAGAAGTTAGTATCCAGGACCTCTTCTATCTGATCAGCAAATGGACGGTCCTCCACAATAAGCTGAACTAATGATTCTTGAAATGCTTTTCCGTATTTGGAAAAACCTACTTGGTTATCCATTAACTCCTCCGTGTATGTATATTAGCAACCTATTGGCGACTTTCAAGCGAAATCTTATTTAAATGCTGAAACAGTTCAATAAAGTTAATTTCACCAAACCCATCCTTAATCATCATCTTTAAAAGCTCTGTTTTATTAAAGGATTGGTCTGGTTCCTCAAGTGTTTCGTTGATGGTTCGCTTTGCGGCGATGCTCAAGGCAGGAGTATATAGTTGCATCATATGATAATTTCTTTTAAATATATCTTCCTTCTCTAAGACCGTGTTGTAGACTTTGACCTCCCTTTCTTTCAGTTGCTCTCGGCAAAGATTGAATATATCGTCAAATGTCGCAGACTTCTCTTCTTTGAGCATAGGAAAGCGTTTAATGACTGTTTTAAGGCCAATACCACCTAAACCCTCAATATTGTCAGACTTGTCGCCTTCCATTGCTCGTGCCATTGCGAAGTTATTAGGATGAATATCAAATTTCTCTATGATAGACTTCTTGTTTAAGACTTCTTTCTGAACGGGACGGTAAAGTACAG